CAGAAGGCGCAAAACAATCAATGAATCAATACAAGCAATTGAAGAAGCTTATGACGTGGCAAAACCGTTACATTGCGTGGCAAAGGCTAATTTATCCGAAAAAATTAAGGATTGGATAGACAACACAGAAGGTAGCTGGAATACCTTTCAACTTGATAAGGATTTATTTATTAATTCTGAGCGGGAAAAAACAAATAGACGCACAATACTGAAGCGCCTTAGAGATGGAAATTACATTGAAAAAACAAATTGCCGCGATGATGTATATAAGAGGATAATTTGCGATGAACAGGCTATTGATTGGTTATCGGCTGATGTTGATAGTGAATATCCTCTTAAATTACCATTTAGCATAGATTCTTATGTTAAAATATATCCAAAAAATATTATAATGATAGCTGGTTCAAGTAACGCTGGGAAAACCGGGTTCCTGCTGAATGTAGCGAAAATGAATATGAATCAACATGATGTTTATTATTTTTCCTCCGAAATGGGGGCGCAGGAGTTCAAGGTAAGACTTTCCAAATTTAAAAGTGAGGATGGCTCACAATTTCCATTGCGTAGCTGGAAATTTAAGGTTATAGAAAGATCGTTTGAATTTAACCACGTTATACGGCCAGATGACCTAAATATCATAGATTACTTAGAAATATATGACAACTTTTATACGATTGGCACGGATATTAAGAAGATATACGATAAACTCAAAACAGGGATAGCAATTATTGCTATCCAAAAAAAGAAGGGCGAAGAACTTGGAAGGGGTTCAGATTTTACTTTAGAAAAAGCAAGGCTTTATATTACTCTTGAACGAGCTTGGAAAGAATATGGAAAGTGTAAAATAATTAAAGCAAAAAATTGGCGTACCGACCAAAATCCAAATCAAATGGAGTTCCGTTTCGACTTGCTACAAGGGTGTAAATTTATTCAGACGTGACAGAATCGTGACAAGCGTGACAAGTTGCTTTTCTCTGTACTGAGTACAGTATAGACTGGATATGGAATACGGTACTATGTTAATACTAACGCGCGCGCGGTTATTATATTAATAATTATATATATTACACAACTTATGTTACATTGATACAAAAACCGTCCTAAAGACTATAAACAACAAAAACTACCATTCAAACTATTTATCTTATACCAAAGGCTTAAATCAATTTAATGGGAGGGTGCAAAATGAAAAAGCTGGTAGAAAAATCAACAGGGCACAGGATTGAGAGTACAATGGCTATGATTGAACCATTTGCGATTCAGGATGTATTAACAGGCATCAAAATCAAACTCACCGTGTCTAAGCAATACTCGGTCTTGTCCATTGACGACAGAAGTTACTATTTTTGTCGTGAGAATGGCAAGTTTGACGGCATGAGCTCCTATTTCCCCCCCATACCATACAAAGGAGGCTTGATGGTTAGAAAATTACCAATGACCAACCGAATGCAAAATGTATGGTTAGTGTGCGAACCTGGAAAATCTTTATTCATGGAGAAACCAAAAAAGGCAAAGAGACCTTCCGTGATGCCAAAAAATCGCAATAGCAAAGGCAAGGCGCCACTCTGGTAGCATTTTACTACTTTTACAAAATTGACTGGGAGGATTGAAAGATGGAAGAAAGGGACGAAAGGACACCAGATAACCTATCGCCGTATGATAATAGTGAAATATATTGTCCGTTTTGCGGTGACACGGGCTATGATTTGCCTGGACTGAAATACCATTTTACTTATTGTGAAGAATATGCAAAAACGGAATTTCTAAGGTGAAAGATAACCAAAGACGAATTAATCGCATTACAGCAGATAATGAAGGGGAAAAAATTGAAAATAGATATTACCGGGGTCAAAAATAAGTACAAAATCCGAAACATCGTTGCGTGTATCAATAAATGCCACAAAAAACGTTCTGGGATGCCCTAAGAAGGCAATCGGGTAGTCTTTGGTGTAGTCTAGGGCGATGCCGTTTTTGATAATTATTAAAAAAATGTTTGTAAGTCTCTAGCAAATCAAGCTTTCCGTGCAAATTCCCCAAAATATTGAAGCTCCGCTTTTCTGTAGGCATTATCAGCATCTTCTAATACACTAAAAAATCCAAGATGAATACTTTTACTATTAACTGCTATATGTGCACAAAACTTTTTCATTTCTTTATCCCAACTAACGCCCTTTATTCCCAGTTTGTTATTCTTGTTACAGCGATGTCTGTTGAATGCGTTATAATAATATTTATTTATTATTTTGCAAGAGTTATTTTTAGTAATCTATCGGCGAAAACTTCATAGGTCTCCGTTTTACATTCCTTTAGGTATGTCATGGAGACGCCATGTTTTACAAGTTGCCAGGCATCCTTAAATTCTAACACTTCCCAGTAATCTGTATCAAACAGCATTTTCCGGTTGTAAATCATATTCTTCATTTCCTGTTTCGATCCCCATAAGTCCTTCCCACAGTATTTCATGATTGACCTCCTATACTATTTAAGGTTTTTATCATTTCGTTATGTTCGGTTATAAAATTCCTTTTATATTTATTTCTTTCATTCTCCTTTATTTGATTGAAGATGTCTTTTCTGACTATATCGATAATGTAATAGGAATAATCTCCTTTTTCGAGATAGGATAATAAATTAGCTTTGCCCTCTCTAGATAAATGTAAAGAAACTCCACATTTAATTTCTGCTTCAACGTACTGCTGTGTTGCGTTATCTGATAAAATGTTAAGCTGTTCTTCAAGTGATTCGCAGTTCATTATTTTTCCACCTCCTCACAATAATGACAATGACCAAAAGTAAACTAACGCTTGGCATATTTTTCAGAAAAGTTTTTCTTGCATTTTTTGCAAGTTCTTTGGCAACCAGGGCAGTAATGCGAGCCATATCTGCCAGTCTCCAGCCAGTTTGCGGGGAGTTCGCCCACAAAAACAGTAACCCTACCGCAATTATTACATTTGTACAATTCTGCTTTCGTATTTTCAGAATAAATTTTCATTTAATTTTTACTTATTTCTAAGTAACCTCCGACTCTGCATCTTAAAATAAATTTCCTTGGCTATCTATTTGCCCCTCATAGCCGCACCATCTACATTTTGCGTATGTCAGGAATTTTAAAGGGTCCTTCGGCTTTTTGTGAACACAAACAAAACCAACAAAGATGCTATGCCAGCCGATCCAACACAAAAATTTCTTTAAATATTTCATTTAATCACCTTTAAAAAAATCAATTATTGCTTTTTTTTCTTCTTCCCAGGGATCATTGCGAAATACCTGCGTGTAATTTGCGCATGGGATTGGTGCATTTGTGGTTTCCCATAGCTGGTCGCCTTTTTTATTCTTTAACATTTCGATCGCTTCTTCGTCTCTCCCCTCATAGCTTCCATTTGGATTTTTAAAAGCAACAAGTATTCTACCCATCCTCAGTCTGAATCGTTGCGCTTGTTTTGCTTTGTAAAGCCTGATTTCACCGTTATAATTTTTGAAGGCTTTAATTGCATGGGGTTTTATACCCATAGAGTCCAGGAAAGAAACGGTCTTTTGTCTAAATTCTTTTAATTCTGTCTCTGTGCATTTGATTTTATGATATGCGCTCATTTTACCACCTCCAGGTAAGCTTAAATGATTCTCAATTTAGTAAATTTTGGATATTCCTCCACCCTCCAAACCATATGGGCATATTCGATTGAATCCGTGCCGCCGGTGTTTGTAAATTTTAATCGCTTACTATGCACATTCGCAGTTCATTATTTTTCCACCTCCAAGTATCCTCCTTTTTTCCACGCTCCGTTATAAATTTTTACAGGTACTGTTTTGGGTGGTTTTTGGTATTCCCGACCTACCCACCACCATGCGCATCCCGCAAAAGTCAGGATAAGTATACATTCAATTCCTTCGCGTTTCCAGGTTTTCATTTGTTTTCCCTCCACTAAATCAACAATGGTCATAATTTTTATTAGTAGGCTTTTTTTGTACTCGAACAGGTCAATTACAAATTTGTAATGCGACTAGACTAGATATATCGCAATCCCTTTTTATACGAGCGCTATTACACATTCGCAAAATCAAAGGATGTTGTCAACTTTGTTTTGCGATTTCTTCCACAAAATTTATAGATATAGCCCCTCATTCCTTGTGAGGCCAATCTCGCATAACTCGCTGCCAGGTCGGCACCCTTACCTCCTTTTAGTAATATCTCTAGGACTCCTTCCTGGATTAAATCGTCCTGCAAATCCAGGCGGGCGAAATATTTTCTCTGCACTGACTTGGCTATTTTGTATGCCAAGTCTACATCTATTTTACAATGGATATCAATCTCCTTTTTATGATATCCAAGACAAAAATACCCTCTTTTTTTCGCCCGGTAAAAGGTTGCCCGGTGAATACCATACTGCCGCTGCGCCTCCTGCAGCGTATTTGACTCTAATATCATAATCTTAATCAATTTGCAACTCCTCTTGTAACTCCTCGATTAGTGTCCGTCCTCTAGCGCTGAAAAAAGTTCGGCAGACAGATGCCTCTGCCTCGGCATCTGTCTTGTAATACCGTTCTTTAAGATTACTTAACGTACTCATTTTTTTTACGAGCACGTTTTGATTTAGCCGCAAAAGACCTGCATCGGCCATTTGCAAGACTATTTTTTCGATTTTCCTATATGCCCTCCCTAGATATTCCGTATTAATCCACGAGAAGGCGTCGTGGATTAAATCCTCTAGGGATTCGACAATCATCAAATCTTGAGAGGCGATGATTATCGAGTCGGTTTCCTTTCTTTCTTCCTTGCGGATTAAGGAGGGGATGACTACCCCGTGTGGCGATTTGCGAACGGAGAAAAACTCCATCTGCAAATCGCCCTTTTTTGTCCTTGATTCCACAAAATAAAATGTGGAATCTGACATCGGATTTCCGGTTTGGGTGAGGATAAAAGGTTTTTTTTGCTGCACCTCCCCAACCCTGTTTTTGACGTAAAATGACTTGTGGGCGGTATATGCCATGCTCATCTGCCACTTCCTGACAGCGCCAATAGCTGCCCTTTTAAAGTAGGCAAGTCTTCTATTTTTACATTTGTTGCCACCCGGCCACCCGATACGGCGGATAGGGTTTTCATAAATGCAATTCCTTTTGGATCATCTCCGATCAAAATTGTTTCGATCGGAATCCTCCTTGATTCCGCTACATTTAGCGCGGAATCCTGATTATCTGGCAATCCATCACTTACCAAGATAATCTTTTTCGTTGTTGGAGGGATAGCCTCCAACGCTGCCGTCAGGTTTGTACTGCCTGACGGATACATTTGGGTCGTTCTGACCACAAAGTTAAAATACAGTTTGTCGCATTTTAACTCTCTTATGGCATCGAGTAAGTACTCGTATTTACTTTTGCCGTCATACTTTTCCCCCATACTCCCGGAACAATCCAGGATGAGCATTGTACCGGTGAAATTGTTGCTTTTTTTAATTGTGGCTTGCAGTCTATCACAAAAGGAAAGACTTTTTACTTCTGCAATGTCGCCTGATTTGGTGAGTCTCCTTTTACATTCCGTTATTATCATTATTTTGTTCCTCCTCCGAATATCACAAGTATATCACACCCAACAATTCCACAACGGCAATCTTTGTAGCCATTCCAGATTTATCCCAGGTTATCTTCATTTTTCCTTCTCCTTCTAAGTTTGTATCCCCCCGCCCGGACTAGCGGGGAGATGGGTTAAAAATTAACTTAATAACACTACGCCCAGGTCGGCATACGTTATGTCAGAGTGATTCCTCAAGATTGCCTTGAGTTTGCTTGTACTGATTTTTACTCCACCACCCTCACAATCAAGGTACGGACTGTACAGAATGTGTATATTACCGTCCGTAATTATATATTCGCCAATATCTATCTTGTCGAGATTGTGCAAGTTTATTCTTACTTCTCCTGGCTTCATTTTCCTTCTCCTTCTCTCAGAGTTTTAGTCGGTTTGCGGCACACGCCGCACACTAGGATTATAAGCGATAATCGTGCCGCTCAAAAAATTATTTTAATTATTTTTGCTCAATAACCCGCAAACCCGCACGCAATAAGCAACAGCGGGCGATTATATATTTTCGCAAATTGTGCGGTTGCAACACAGTCTCAGTTGTTTTGACCATTTTCGGTCAGCCTTGATGCCCCAAAACACGATGTAACTTTCTATCGGTCAACCGTTTGCGACTTTCGGTCAGCAAGTGTCCATTTTCGGTCAGCAAGTGGCCATACAGACTTATCGTTTAGTGCAGTATTTTTACTGCACCTGAAAGAGGTGTGGAATTAGTATCCACATGCGCTAGGGTTGTTCCACGTGAAACATAATTGCTACAGAATATAGAGAGCAAGAGAGCATACGAAACGTATGTATGTGTATGCACGTTTTGTATCAATGTAACATAATATGTATTATCAGACGTTGTTTTGTGGGTGATTCAGGAGGGAGACTTCATTTTTCTTCATATTTCGTCCGTTTTCTTTTGTGCTTTCTGCTGGATTCTCACTACGTACAGGGGGAGGGGGGGGAGCGGTTTCTGCTTTTCCACTGGGTTCGTATAATATAGGTCACAAACACACACCAAGTATATAGTTATGACTAAAAATGAATAAAACTAGAATAAGCTAACCCCTATTTAAACAATAGGAAAGTGCGTTGATTTTTATAGGTTTTAGGGTTTGTCGATTATTAGTTATCTATCGAGCGTCATAATGTTTTTACAGGCGTGGCAATGGTATTCTTTTTTATTGGTGGTTAAGATTAACAAGGTATGGCATTTGGTACACATGATTTTGTAATGATAGCCAAATAAACGAGGCTGGGAATCGGAATCTTTGTTTATTGGTTTTTTATAAGGCATAAGAGGGTATACAATAATAAGAGTTGGGTAGTAATATAAAAGGCTGCCAAGAATACTTTTGTTATTTACTAATTAACAAAAAGAGAGTTGACGTTGATTTAAAGTGACCATTTTATTGTTTGTTTGCTTTTCAGATTCTAGCATATACATTTGTTTGCAGTTCGGGCAATAGAGATATGATTTGAATGTAAAGGATCTATTTGATCGGAGCGGGGTTGGTTTTGGATATCTTCGGATGACAGGAGTGTAGCCTTTTCTGCATTTTTGACCTTCGTACAACATTTTTATTTTATTGGACATGTTTTATATTAAACAATTTTAAAGATTAAAAACATTAAGACTATTGTATATAATAGTTTTTAAAGTTGCTGGTCTTTTACTAACAGTTCGGCGACCAGACCTAAAAGCCCCCCCTCACCTCTGGCCCCACCGACATAGCGAAATGATACTACATAAATTTATGTTTGTCCAGGTAAATCCGAAAAAAATGTAAAAAAAATGTAAAAATATCTTTTTAATGCTTGACAGTGGTATACCATATATGGTAATAGTTAAATCAATACATACAATAAAGACTATGAATATAACTCCTTCAAAGGCTATCAAACTGGAATGTAAGTGGTGCATGGGAAGCGCAAAAAGTTTTACATGCGATAGCCAGATTTGCGAATTGAACAACAGGACACTATCACACTTAAAACGTATTAAACTACACTGTCTTGATTGCGTGGAAATAAGACGAGAGATTAAGGATTGCACAGTTAAATTACTTTCTGAAGACAGGCTTTGTTATTTGCATCCATACAGACTCGGACACAATCCGAAAAGAATCAGAGCTAAGTGGCTTCAATGAGAAATATTAACTTACAATTTAAAGATAGTTGTGCGGGGTGCAGTCACATGCATGGCGCTAATCATGATGTGTCTTGTGATGCAGGGCAACTTATTGACGATAAGGGCATCCCAAGAATTTACCACTTAGACAAGGCTTATAGTAATCCTTACCAATGGCCGTCAAAGGGCATTCCTTATAAAAGCTGGACAATTGCAAAAGACTGTAAATTTTCCGTTGATTCATAATTAAGATAAATAGATATATGCCTAAAATAACAAACCTTGCTAGCCAGGCAGGACAATTAGACGTTATACAAAGAATTGCGGCAGGACAGTCGCAGACTTCTATTGCAGAAGAATACGATGTCGACCAATCTACTATTTGTAAATTCGTAGCAAGAGACGAAATTAGGAAAAAAGTTGAGGTGGAAAGAGATAGATTGGTGGCCACCCTGCCTGATGCTGTGGAAAACATCAGAAAAATAATAATGAATATGTTGGATTCGACAGATATTCGGGGAAAAGAGTTAGCCTATAAAGCTAGCAAGGATTTGCTTAAAGGATTAGGTCTTTATTTAAATCCGGCAATGATGGTTAACGTATATAACGATAATCGGAAAAAGATGACCGTAATACATCCAGACGTTCTTCAAATATTGCAAAATCATTCAATCACTGGAGAAAAATTAATTGACTGAACTTGAAATACTTTGGATAGATTTATTATTTAAAGAAAACAAGTTGAAAAATATTGCGAAATTATGCGATAAAATTAATATCATATATGCTGACACTTATAATGAGCATCAATTGGCTTTTGATAAGTATAATCAAAAACGTTTGCGATCTGAAAACAACTTACCCTCTGAAAACAACTTACCCTTGTTTATTAAAAAAGAAAACATAAAATGTCCATGCTGTTTGACAGAATGGAATGCCGTATATCCTGATATTTGCAATCAATTACAATGTCCACATTGTAAGTATTGGATAAAATTGTTCGATGATATTTTATATAAGGATTAATTTATGAGAAAAAAATCGATACTGTCTTGTTTTCTGCGTATATTGGCTTTCCCATGTTTCGCCTACCCCCTCCTCCTGGTTGGAGTCGCTATGTTTTGCTTTATAACTATGGCTCCAATACGAAATGGTACGTCATATAGTCTCGTTACTACGCCATTTAATGCCATCAGTATTAATGGCGCTGCCGTTGGAACCAGCACGGCAATAGAGATTGGCGATAGTGAATATTTTGGCGTTCAATATTTTGCCACAGGAACTGCTCCTGACCTTACGCTTACCTATGATTTGAGCGGAGATGGCACGAACTGGCAAAATTCAATTGGCACAATAACTACTACATATACGAGCGGGAATGTTGTTGCCTCTGTCAATCCGCCTGTAGCTCCTATTATTCGATTTAGATATACGGGCAATGCCGGCAATGGAACTAATACGGCGCTTACTCTTAAATTTATGAGGCAATAATGAAAAATATAAATAAATTATCATTAATAATTATTTGCTTTTCCTTTATTGTTGCAACCAAAGCCTTTTCGTGGGACGTTAATAAATATCTACCACTCGGTGGCACGTCTTCACAATTTTTAAGAGGCGATAATACTTGGCAAAATACGTCTAACTTCGCGGCTTCCGGTGCAAATACGGATATAACTTCCTTAACGCCAGGAACGGATTTTACTTTAAATCAAAATTCTGTTGTGCCATTTAAAAGCATTAGTTCGGGAGCGATTGCTAATACGCTAGTTCTTGATTCCGGGAGAGTATCGATAGGGACCGCCACCTCGAGCGCCCCCCTACATGTTTATGCAAGTAATTCCGGAGTGACAGACCATACCTCCGCAATTCTGATACTAGAAAAAGGGTCTAGTTCAGTTTTACAATTCCAAAGTGCAAACACTCAAACAGCGACGGGTATCGTTTGGGGTGATCCGGAAGACAACGACGTTGCAAGAATGACCTACGATCACACGGTAAACAGATTCAATTGGTGGACTAGCGGAACTCAAAATATGGTATTAGTAGGCAGTAGTGGTCAATTGGGAGTTGGCACAACTACCCCTTCTGCAATCGTTCATATAAAAGCAGGCACATCGGCGGCTTCTACCGCTCCTCTTAAATTTACCAGCGGAACAGTTAATACTACACCAGAAGTAGGCGCAGTCGAATATGATGGAACTAACTTATTATTCACTAGAAGCGCAACAAGAGAAAGCGTAATAACTGCAAACGCAGTAAATGTAGTAAGTCCCTCCGCTCCGAATAGAACTATTACGGTAATAATTGACGGAACAACATATTATCTACATGCTAAAACAACTAACGACTAAGAAAAAATGAAACACCCGTTTCAGTCGATATTTAAAGATGGGCAAGGTAAGGTTGTAGTCGGGGGGAACGTTACTGTTTATAAAGCAGGGACAACGACTCTTGCCAATATATATTCAAGTGAATCCGCCGTTAGTCCGATAACTGGAAGCGTTGCAATTTCCGGCAACATAGGGCAATATAACTTCTGGGTAGACGATAGCGAATATTTCGCAAATCAAAAGTTTGATCTTCAATTAAGTAAAACAGGTTTTACTACGCAGCTTTATACAAATATTCCAATTATACGGGGGCTGGAATATGATTATTATGCAGATTTTAATGAGGCAGATCAGGGAATAACGGGAAATGGCAATACTATTAAAGCAATAATCGATACTATAGGTTTGGCAGATAAATCTGTTGCTTTAAAAGGTGGTGTTTTTACGATTGCAACAAATTTAGAAGTTCCATCAAATATTACCACGAAAATCTTGCCGAATTCATTTATTGCTACAAATCCAAACAAATCATTTACTATTAATAATTTTGAAGATATTAGCTTATATCGGGCATTTACAAATAGCGGAACAATAAAATTGCCAAAGCGCCATTCTCATAGCAAATGGTTTGCCAAAGGAGATGGCGCAACAGACGATACTCTAGCGTTATTGCGGTGGATCGCCAGCGCCGATCATCTTATTTTGGACGATGGCACATATATTGTCAATAGACAAGGCTCAGAAGGCGTTGTATTAGGATTGCGCTCTAATATAATTGTCGAAGGGGACAGAAATGCAATTCTTAAATTTGGGGCCGGCGTTAACGACACCAATTTTTGGCGCGTCATCGGCATTAGCAAATCAAGCGGTGCAGCAGCAAATTACGAAAATATAACGTTAAGGGCATTTACTGTCGATGGCAATACAAACAAGACTGATTATGATGCACTCTATGAGCAAAATCATGGCATATTTTTCTACAATAATACAGGTTATATTTCCAATATTATAGTGGACGAGATGAACGTTGGAAACTGTTCCGGCGACGGTATGGCAATTTCAACAGGGACAAAGGATGTATATATTACCAATTGCAGAGCGACGGATTGGCTTCGTCAAGGTATTAATTGTGCAGGTAGCGGGAATATTGTAATCGAAAAAAATTATTCAAACAAAATGGCGAGTTCTACATATTCAGGGTCAGGCATTCACGCAGAGCCATCTTTGTCAATTACAGGAATGTATGTTGCCCATAACGAAACCTATGCATTATTAGTGAGCGGGCATAACGATGCAGATCCTTTGATTGGCGCAAGGATACATCATAATCGTGTTTTCGGAAGCAATATCGGTGGGGCTTTTCATAAAAACATAGAGATAACAAATAATTCTTGTCCCTATATTTTAATCACCAGAACCGTCGGAGGAAAAATTCTTCACAATAAAGTTGAAACTGACATAGACATAGAAGGTATTTATGTTGCTGCTGTATCCGGGGTCGGATCTGATATTGTAATTATGGATAATGATGTCTCTACCTCCTATGTCACGCCCACAAAAGCGGCCATTTATTTAAATCAAAATAACGGACAATCAATTTTATACAATAAGACCGATAATAGGTTTAAATATGGAATCAGAACACAAGGAGGGAGTAATAATAAAATTATAGGGAATAACGCAAGCGGGACTACCAATGGATTATTGCTGTCATCTCAAGCAGCAACGCCAACTTCTGGAATTTCAATTGTTGCGAATAATATTCTAGATGGTACCGTAGCTGATATGGATATTGGCGATAGTACCTGGATCGGATTACATTTAAGCAAAAACAAATTGGTTAATAATACGGTAACGTTTAGCGGAACTCCTACTTTTATTTTCGATGATTACGAACGAATCTCAGCAGATATTGGGAATGCCGCTGCAACCTTATACCCCGTCACCTCACCACAAACCAATATTTGGAACACCCCAATATCAGCAGACCGTGCCGTGACGCTATCTACTACGGGCGCACAAAACGGAATGAAATTCAAAATTGTTAGAACTGCTGCCGCAACGGGCGGATTTAATCTTAACGTTGGGACTGGCCCTCTTAAAGCATTAGCGGCAGGACAATGGTGCGAGGTTGAACATAATGGTACGGCATGGTTTTTAATAGCTTTCGGATCGCTATAAAAAGGAGAATAAAGTATGTCATGCGAAGAATTTAAAATTATAGAATCAGACGTTACGGCAAATTTTACTGATGCACTAGTTCAGGACGCAAAAGAAGACGAAGATGTTTCTATGCCTGCTGATTGGACAACTTGTACTATCAATAAATGTGCTATCTCGGGAGTATCGATCCAGTCTAAACAAAATCTGGAATTCGATTTAATTTTATGGTCTAAGTCGGCCAAAGATAATACATCGTTGAATCTTGACAATTTTGTTATAAGTTTGAATTTTCCAGTTTCCAGTGGTAAACAAATTGCCGCAGCCAATCAATATTATTATGAGCAAGACAATTTGATTCCTATTAAATATAATGACGATAGCAATCAAAGCAAGATACATTGCAGTATTGTAAATCGTAGCATTACCGCTAAAGACGCAGGCGTTGCGGGACAGATAAAAGTGAGATTCGTAGCATCGCCTAGACTATAAAAATATGTTACGACTAGAGAATATCCCCGAATGGGGAATGAAGCAACTGAACGATTCTAAGAATTTCTTATCGTATCAATGCACGGAACAAGCACTGCAATTTCTAAACGAGCCTGCGCGGACGCTAGCCATATTCTATGGTAATCAGGCGGGCAAGAATGCGCTTGTATCTTATAATTATGTAGCACGCATTCTCGGCAAGCATCCAGTAGCCAAGAAAAATGTTTTATATTTTGAATGCGATAACAAGACCAGTCCAACGAAAATGCCGAATATTTTTGAAGGTCATACTTTTGCGCCTTATAAAGTAGATAATGGCAATATGACGAAATGTCCGATTTGTACTGCTAAATTAATGCCACATATACGTAAATCGAGAATATTCAGATTTGCGTCTGAAAGATTGCCGACACAATCGGAAGACACGAACGAAGACGGTGGTTCGTCTGCGGAAGTGTCAAATACCCAATATCCTGAATTCAAAAAATGGCTGCCGCCTTATTTGATTAAAAACGACATTGTAGCACGGAATCTATCTGTGATTGTATATGACCCATTTGGTGGCGATGATATTATTGTAGAGTTTGTTTCGTATGGGCAGACGGCTCGAAGCCAAAAAGGCGTACAGCGTTTGAGCGTATGGATGGACGAAGAACCTCCGGAGAATTTTTTTGGCGAGCAATATCCAAGAATTATTATGGAAGATGGAGATATTATTATAACTTATGCACCCGTAGAGGATATTACATATTTATACGATATGATTTACGAACGAGCAAAAATTTATTACAGAACGAAAACGGTTTGCGAAGAATATTATAAAAAAGTAGAAAAGAAGTTTGTTCCACAAATACAACTAACTGGATTAAATGATAAAAAAGACATTGCCGTATTCCAGGCGGCGACTTCCGATAATCCTATGTATAAAAATAGAGACGTACGCGATATTTTGGGCATATATGACGATATTGACGTGTTTTACATGCGATTCTTTGGCATATTCAAAGCAATTTCGGGCAGGATATTTAAATGTTTCGACCCTAGTATTCACGTAATCGACGAAGCTAGATTTTTTAAGGACGCAGCTTAAATGATACCCCACGACTGGACGCATTTCAGGGCCATTGATTATCATGAATTATCGCCATGGGCCATAATATTTGTTTCATTATCGGGCTACGATGAAGCCTTTGTCTGGGGCGAATTAAACCCTTCGCCTGAAAAAAACACTACGAAAATGATTGCTGAGATGATTGCCGACAAGAGCGGCGATTATAAATTTCAAATGAATTTAGTCGATCCATTGGCTATGGTAAGACAATCAAATACGGGGTCTACGGTTGTAGAAGACCTGAATCATATTTTTAATACTTATCGGAAAGAGGGTAGATGCTCCGGTGGAACGTGGGAATCGTGGGATACCAAAGCGACAGTTGGGCGGGATAGAGTCAGGGAAAGATTGATGAATGCATCGATGTGTAAGAAGCCTTTTAATAATGAAATTTTAAAAGATGGCATACCCGTCAGGGTCCCTACGTTATGGATATTTAATTCTTGCGTTAATACTTATAAATCATTGCAGCTTTGGCGATTGGAAAAAGATAGGCCAGCGCAAATGTGGAGTCATTTTTGTATGACATTGGAAGCATTAATGAAAGACGTTAGATTCAGGCCCAGGAGAATCGAATATGCGGAACAACGGAAAAGTCCGCATTCATCGTATTTTAGGACAAATAGATGATTAACCAACCGGTAATAGAAGAAAAGAAGGCGGACGAGGGAAACAGGAGAATAGAAAACGCTTTAGCAACTCTTGTTTATAGTGAATACCAAATTTCTAAAACAAATAAACAGGGGGCGGATGCTGATCAGGAGGCTTATTTGGATTTATTCGATTGTATACGTTCGGAGAAGGATTATGACTGGAATTCAGACGTTTTTATTCCTGATTTTTTAACACATATGCTTGTCCAATCGAGCTTGTTTGTAGGACAATATTTTAAATCTCGTGAGTTTGTAGAGGTATACGTTGCCAGCGAAAAAGACAAGGATATCGCTGCGGCGGAAGCCGATAAAGAGTTGGTTAATAGAACGTTGAACCAAAAACATCTTTATTATTATAGTAAATGTTTAAGGGCCGTTAATATGAAAAATATTTGCGGACATATTTATTTCCGCTGCTGGTGGGAGAAAAAAAGCAAGAAGATAATTACCGGACAAGAATTAGTGCAAGTTGAAAACGAACCAGAAAGATATATTCCTATTTATGGACAAAAATTAGTATACGATAGATTTAATTTTGGCCTCCTAGACCCTCGTGACGTTTTTACTTCAAACGAATATACTTATAGCTTGCAGGAAAAAAAATGGATAATTATTAGATTTGATTCAACTATTGAGGAACTTGAAGATAATAAGGAATTAATGGGCTATACTAATCTTGATACGTTGAAATTGGCGCATTTGGGAAGTTTCCAAACTGAAACCAAAGGTTCGGAGTCGAGCAGCTATTATACTAAAGAGAAGAAACCGGAATCCCCTTCTACTCCTATAAAAAATTGGATGATTCTCGAGCGACATGGTAAGTATTGGGCTGACGTTATAACTCGTAATCAATTAGGCGAACCATTGGAAATCAGACCAGGCATTGACGAACAGGGCAAGCCGCTTGATATTGCCGAATTGTTCGATGTGGTAATTACTTATGCAGTACATGGTGATAAAAAATATTTAATCCGATTTCAATTGGCGCCTTATATGGATGCCGAGGGTAATAGATACAAACCAATTATCAGAGGTTTATGTTATATTCATCCTACAATGGATACGGGTTTTGGCGACGGCAAGGGCATGAGAGAATTACAAATAGCCATTAATGATAATATAAATATGAGCAATGATCGCGTGAAATTTGCAATGTCGCCGGTACTAAAAGGCAGAAGAAACGCAATAGAAGATAATGAATCTATTTATTTTGCGCCAGAACACATTATAATGCTTGACGATCCGGAGAGAGATTTAAAAGAGATACAAATATCGTCCGATATTAGTGGGGCATTAGCCCAGACTCAATATTTTACCAATAAAGAGGAGGCTGTTAGCGCAACGTTCCCAACTACAACGGGTGCATTGCCTTTGTTTGCTAGCACAACGGCAACCGCGGTTGCCGGGGCAGAATCCAGAGGTGATACGAGAAATAATTATCGCTATTTAACTCAGGAAAATACGTTATTTTCGGAGTTATATTGGATGATAACGCAAATGACATATCAATTTGCTAATCAAGAAACGGCAGAGAAATTAATGGGTGATAAGGCTTACGATTTCAATCCAACGTTGGATTATACCTACAAACCCGTTAGCGAATCAATAGAAACGGAAGTAAGTAGACGTGCAAAAATTCAAAACTGGCAACAAGTATTGCAAATTGTTTCAAATTTGCAACATCCCGATGCCGTGAAAATGGTTAATTTCGTATTTGCAAAAATAGCGGCATTGATGGGCGATGAATATGTTAATTTTGCCGATAAATTATTGAATCCCAAAGAACCTATCGGAAAATCACAAGGGCAGGAAATGCCCGTCATGACGGGAATGCCTATGTCTAATCAAAATAACGTGCCTCAGTCTGCATTGGAAACGCAGGCTCGGTCTGCGATGGAAGGTATGAATAATGCTCGATGAACTAAATTTAGAGAAACTTAAAATCGACGAGTTCCAGACATATATAAAAAAAAAGCCTCAGAGTAGTTACGAGGCAATTACGAGAACATTATCTAAATGTCAAAATTATATTGATTTGTTCGATTCTCAAATTGGACAAATATTGTTAAGTGATTTAATGCCGATGATACAAGAAAGAATTGGTGCGGTTATAGACGGCAAAATAACCGACGAGGCCAGAATAGAGTTAAAGGTTATGCTGAATCTTATGAATCGATGGAATAAAATGGTTAGCGACTATAACAAAAATTGTGAGATAGTAAGAAAAACAATCATTGCCTAAATTTATATAAGGAGTATGTTTTTATGTCAAAGGCAGAAAAAGAACCAGACGCAATGTTAGTAACAACGACAGAAGCAGCGTTGGAGCCAGCGCTAGAGCCAGTGCTAGAGGAGAAAGAAAATATTAATGAAGAAATAGAAAATCTCAAATCGGAAAGGAAAAGATTGCTTGAGGAGCGGTCGGATATGGGCCGCAAAATCAAGCAAATGCAAGACGATTTTGGATTTTTGAGGGAGGAAGTTTTTAGATTAAAAACGCCAGTCGCAAAAGAAGTTATTGATCCTGAATTAGAATCGGAACTTTTAGATTTTAACGATCCTAAACAAATTGCTAATATTGCCCGAAAAGCGGCAAATATGGAAATCGAAAAAAGGGAAAAAGAAAGAGTGGATAAGGAATCTGAAAAAATATCGGCTCAAAAAAATTATGAAGATAAATTATATGACGAACTCCAAAAAACATATTTAAAAGGCGACAAGGAAATCGAAGACGAATTGTTGTCAATGAAATTTACACAATCGGGCGATCCAATAGCAGATGCAGAAAGATTTTATAATAAAGCAGAAACGGCAGTATTGAAAAGAAGAATAGCCACGTTGACTTCTAAAAAAGAAAGTCCGTTTAAAGGTACAAATACGAACATGGCTACAGGCGTAGGTGGTTCTTCAAATGTATCGACAAGAGAGGTAAGATTGCCAGTTATATCAGATGAAGTTCAAAGGTTGTTAGTAAGATTAGGTAAAAATATAGAAAAGCCGGAAGATCGGCAATGGGCGGTTGATGCTTTAGCTAAAATCAAATAAATGAGAAATGAGACAAGACTGCGATGGCAACGAAAAAGTAAAGTCCGCAAAGAAAGCCGGCGAATTAAACTCCCCGGCGACGAGCCGGAAGGCGGCGCACTTTACCGATGTTGGAATTGTGGTCAAATATGCGATGAGAGTAAAGATGCGCTTGGCGGCAAGTCGAGCGGAAGCGGGGCTGTATATTTGGACTATATCGAAGAAGCTCAAGGAGCAGAATCAGGCATACCGGAATCCGCTATGTCGGTGATGAGCGGTATACTCCACGTAATGGTCGCCCTCCCCTCTGATTTGAGCGGGAATCCAGGCCTTGACCCTCACATCCATGTTATAACCGGCACGGGATGCCCTCTGTGCCATTCGTTAAATTGGAGAGGAGATTATTAGGAGATAAAATTATGGAAGTTGTCAATAGAAATAGCACTGGGCAGGGATTGTGGGTGCCGGTAGATTCCACGTCTAGCCCAACGCTATATGTTGGTTCTTTAGTTAAATCTGCCGGCGATGGCGTAGGTCTCGTAGCAATTGCGTCGGGCGCAAGAGATACGTCTCAAAAGCAGGTATTATGCGGAGTCGTAACTGCTACTAACGATAATGCATATACAAAGACGACTGACGAGACGACATTGCAGGATAAAATAACAGGCATGACTTCGCAGGCTGCACAAACAGCCAGGAATTTTTGGGGTGCGAATCAAGGCCCAATACCGGCAAATGACCCGCAGCCATTTGTATATATCGAGCAAATTGACGCAGCTACCATTTTGAGAGCGCCTTTGTATAATGCTACGTGGGGCGTTGCTCCAACATTGTTAACGGTTACGACAGGCTCAAGCACAGGATTAGGCTTTACTTCTAATGCTTGTGATTTTACGCCTGTTGCAGATTTATGCACGTCCTTTGGAAGGTCTGGTGCAAACGTGAGCATAGCAAGAATCTCGGATGATACCAGCACGACAGTCGAAACAAACGATGTTTCTTTTCCGCAAGACATTGCGGTGGGAGATAAGTTTGTAAGAGTGCCGCTTAGGCCTTGTTTTGAAAGTTTTGTGCAAATTGATGCCAAGTCAATGTTTTTCGATATTTCCCAAACTCCAGCTACCAATTACTTCAGCATAATTGTTTTAAGACTGGACTTATCCGTTGCTGGCAAGGAATATGTTGAATTCAAATTTTCGCCTGAACACTTCATGGCCAGGGCATAAAAGAAAGGAGGAATAAATATGGGTATGTCAACTCAACAGTCGCAACAATTTGCAGCCATTTTGGAAAAAAAACTATATGACGTGACAAAAGAACGGCAAGCGCTTGGAGAGCTTCCCGATCCTGTATTGGATTTATATACGGATATAACTGATAGTAAAAATCCATACGAGGAATTCATGGAATTATCTACGTTAGGAGATATTCAGGAATTCAATGGCAAATTTACGACACAAAGTCTTTATGAGGGATTTACGACCAAGATAGAATTGAAAAGATATGGTCTTATGGTGGCTACCGACCGGGACTTGGTCGATGACGAGAAGTTTGGAATGCTAGAGGAAGTGGCGGCCGGTATGGTTGATGGCTGTAATAGATTGAGACGGAAAAATGCCGTGCAGACTTTTGCACGTGCAAATACCGTTGCATTCGATACCATGAAATCAGGAGAGGGCGTAAGTCTTGCTTCTACTGGGCATAAGACGAAAGTTCCTGGTATTAGCACGGCAACGGGCTTTTCTAATTCCGGAACGGATGCTCTTACGAAATTATCTCTGGCTGCTGCTAGAATTAATATGCGTAAATTCAGGAATAGTCAGGGAATAAGATTTAATACGACTGGCGATAACTATGCAATTATACATCCAGACGAATTAGATTTTAAAGTACAAGAGATTTTAGGTACGCCTTTTGGCTTGGATACTGCTGAACATAACAAAAACGTCCAGGCTGGTAAGTACAAATCTATCAATTCCTTGTTGCTTAGCGATTATTCATCAACGTCATGGGGATTAATTGATATGGATATGGTTAAAAAATCTCTGAAATGGATACAGAGAGCAAAAGCCGATTATAAAGTCACTATCGACTTTATGACTTTAGCCACGATGCAAAGCATCTACGAAAGACACGGCTACGGTTTCGTGGGGTGGAGATGGCTGTATTGGAATACAGTCGTCTAAGTTTACAATTATCGTCCGGCAATCTGACGAGGGTTGCCGGATGAATTTAGGGTAATGGCTGGTTGGATTCCGGCTGGTATTGCATGAGACAGGGCGATATTCCTGAATAAAGGAGCATATATGAGTATGACGCCTTTCCCGCATGGGATAAGTTCAAGAGGAGTTCCAATTATGGGTTCGGTTAACGAATCAGTAATAGTTGGAAATGTATTTTTTGTTTGTTCCGCAGCCTCAGCAGATTCAGGTGAATCCTGGCTAGCGGGAACAGACTCTACAAGCAATGGGGATAAATTAAATCCATTCGCTACTATCGACTATGCTATTGGTAGATGTAAAGCGAACAATGGTGACGTTGTTTTTGCATTGCCTGGACATATCGAAAACGTTGCTTCTGCGGGAGCATTGACGTTTGACATTGCAGGTATTACTGTGGTTTTTCTTGGTAACGGTAATAAAAAGGCGACTATCAATTTCAAAACGTCTGTTAATGCAGATATGAATATTGAGGCCGCCAACGTTACTCTCGTTACTCCACGTTTTGCCGCAGGTATCGATGCTCTAACGGGGCCTATTGACGTAAATGCCGCAGATTTTAAAATGTTTGAGAGTGAATGGTATGATAGCACTGGCATAGATACTACAGACTGTATCGTTGCTGATGCAAATGCAACGCGGATAACAATCGATGGCTGGAAATATTTCGTTGGCGATGGGTTAGGAACGCAAAAGCAATCGAATATCCAAGTTGCGGCTGCAACAAAACCTGTATTGAGAAACATAGATATTGTTGGTGATTTCGCAACTGGTAATATAGAAAACGGAACGGCATGGATTAACGCATTTCTTGAAAACATTATAATTAATAATACGAATGCAAGTCCTACCGTTGGTATTCTGTTGCAGGCAACGTCAACGGGTACGGCTGCGAACGTAAAGGTCAGGGTGGCAAGTGGAACTACGTACGTGACAGCCAATAACGATATGCAATGGTTTGAATCCTTCGGTACGGGTACGGATGCTACGGCGGGCGAAAAGATAGGCACTATCTTGTCTGGCGATATTGAAGGTAAACTTGATATTGTTGATGGTTATTTTGATGCTCCAACAGCCGATGCTACCACAGATACTACAATAAGAGATGCAATCGGCAGGAAAACCGATGCTGCCGTTACGGTAGTCGCTGCCACTAAAACATTAATGGCTTATCTGAAGGGAGCCATTAACTGGTTAACTGTTGGAACCGCAGATGCGACAAGTAATGCAAGCGCAGCAGACGTGGTTGGCAATAAAACTGATGCAAGTGTCTATGTCCCTGGGACTACAAAATCACTTTCTGCTTATGCAAAAGGTACGGCTAATTTACAAGAAAGGGTAGCCGTTTCAAGTACTGCGGCATTAGTTGACGGAACGACTATCTTTACGATTGCAGGCGGCCTGATTAAAATCGAAGCCCTCTTTGGTCTTTGCATGACTACGGGTGATGGCGGCGCAGCAACGCTTCAATATAGCGCCGACCCAACAGAGGGGGCGGCAGGCACAATTTCGGGTGCTACAGGATCGCTTGCTACGGCAGTAGCAGGTTCTACTGTTACGTTGGCGGGAACAGCAATGGCAACGGCAGCTTTATTTAGCGTAACTGGCCCAAACTTGATTGCTAATCCAGGCACAATAATTGTTCCTGCAGGAATTATTACAACAGTAGTTGGTGGGGCGGCTTCAACGGCTACTTGGGCATTCTATCTTAGATATAAACCTTTAGCAGTTGGCGTAACCGTATCTTAATCTTAGTTTATTATTTATGGAGAGAGGCAATTTTGCCTCTCTCCATCACAAATTATTAGGAGAGAAAAAAATTATGGCTAAAAATTACTTCTTTTTTGGTGCATTAGATAGAAAGAATAACGAACTGGATGGTGAGATTTTATCTGAATATCCAGTATATATGCTGCCAAATCATGTATTGGAACTAGAAAATCAGATTGTTGCATTAAAAGGAATGATGGCCAGGAATGAAATTCCACCGAATGATATTATGTATAAGAAGCAAGAATTAGTAAATATGGAAATGAAGTTGGATGGTATTAATAAAAGCAAGCATGACTTTACAGCCGAAGAAAAAAAAGAGATAGCAGATGAATACGAGAATCTCAGGGACCAGATAGGGGGTAGCTTATTTACCAAATCTCAAATGGAAATGGGGACGGCGGACCCGCATGTGGAAGCGGAAAGGAACGTTAGTCCTTGTATTAAAATAAAAAATCCTTATATTTCAAAAACGCTTAATCTTAAAGCTACAGGGAATTTTGGCGGCTCTAAAATTTCGAGACATGAGGCTATTCGAGCATGTAGAATTATGGGATACCATTTAGGTGAAGATTTTAATGTTGAAGAAATAAGGAAGGATAGAGTAACGGCGCGTGGCTCGAAATATGTCACTGTTACCTCTGAAGGACATGCTGCCGCCTCGACTAAAGCTTAAATTCAGGAGATTGTAAATTGGATGGGAAAGAATTGCTATATGGTCTTAGACAGCTCTTAAATGAATCTTCAACCTCTACCTTCCTAGATATCAAGAGTAGTTATTATTGGATTAACGAGGCAGCAAAG